GTCGTGTTGCCGTAGATCGCCGTCGCGACGAACTCGATCGTCGGCGACATGGTCGCGATGGTGTAGTGGACGTCGAGCACGATGCGCTCGGCCTGCCACAGCAGCCGGTGCAGGTAGACCTGCGACGCGGCGCCTGCGCGCAGCAGCTGCAGGTTCGACACGTCGGGCAGCCGGTCGCCGTAGCGGTATTCCGGCAGAATTTGCATGACGTGTTCGGCGATGACCGGATGCCATGCGAACGGCGCGACCTCTTCGTATTTCTTGACCGGGTCGAGGCGAATGCGATCGCTCATGGCCGGCAGCGACAGCAGAACGCGGATGCCGTGCTGCTCAGTGACGAACGGAAAGTCGGCGACGCCGTCCGTCAGCAGGCCGCCAGGGTAGGTCGGCACTTCGGCCGCCGGCATGCCGACGAAGGTCCAGGCCGTCTGCGGCACTGGCGAAAGGTTCTGCGCGAGGATGTGCTGCATGGATTAGTTGAGAGCCGGCGCGTTGCCGTCGAGGTCGAGCTGCACGATGCGGACAGCGACGCCGCTCGCGCCGTCCTTCGATGCGTAGAACTTCTGCGCGTCGAGCCGCGCGATTTGGGAGTCGTCGCCAAACCAGTCGTCATCGGTCAGCGCGTCCAACACGGCCTTGCACAGGTTGTCGATGTCCGGCTTTGAGACGTGCGCGATGCGCGGCGCCGGCGCGTTCTTCGACAGCAGTCGCTGCGGCCTGGGCATGTAGAAGATCAGCGCGATGCCGATCGGGCCGTCGAGCGGGTGGAGCGGCTGCTTCGGTCGAGCTGCCAGCGCGACGGCCAGTTTCCACTCGTCGGCCGTGCCTGGATCGTAGACCGACGCGCGTCCTCCTCGAGAGAACGCGCGCGGTCGTGGTTGACCCTTGGGCAGTCCGAACGCGAAGAACGCGGCGTCGAACATCACAGAAGACCCAGGCCTTCGCCGAGGATGATTCGCGCGATGAGATAGCCGCCGAGCGCGCCGAGCAGCGCGGCCTCGATCGGATGCATGCGCGGATTGTCGCGACGTTCGGTCATGCTTTGCGATTGTAGCGGCGTTCCCACGGCATGCGGCATTCGTCGGCGACCATGTCGTCGAGCAGTTCCAGCGACCTCGCGCTTTGCAGCTGCGCGACGCCGTCCTGCCGATTGACGCGGCGAATCTCGACGCAGCGCGGACAGTCGCCATGCGCGCGCTGCGAACTGCCGATAAACGTCTTGCCGCAGTTCGTGCATCTGCGCTCGGTCAGCAGGTTGCGTCGCGCTTTCATGCGTGCGCCTCCTGCCGCTCGGTCAGCGCCTTGGGCATGCAAAACGTCGCTTCGGCAAACACCAACGCGACGCCGCACCGCCGGCAGACCTTGATTGTTTCCGCGCAGCCGCAGCGCTTCGACAGCGCCTCAGCCGCGGCGTCGTAGTCCTGCGCCAGCTCGAGCACGTCGCCGGCAGCAGAGACGACCGCCCACAGCATGGCGCGCCTCATCGGTGCCGCTCCTTGTGGACGCGCTGCATCATCGCGAGCAGCGTCTCGCGCCACTGCTCGCGTAGGCAGCAACGGTTGTCGTCGTCATGTTCGACGTCGAGCCGCGTGAGCAGCGAAGTGTCGTTCTGCGCGCGGCAGAGAGCGGCGACGAAGCGCTCGACCTCGATGGCGTGACGCTTGGCGAGCAAGTAGTGCGAATACCGGTGCAGTTTCGCGCTCATGCCTGCAGCTCCTTTTTGCGCGCGCTGTAGGCCGACCGTGCCGCGCGTTTGCCGGCGTCGTCCAGATGCCGCGCGTGCGGCGTCACCTGTTCCAGTTCGGCCAGGCTGTCGGCCTCGCGCATCATCTGCACGACTTCGGCCGTCGACAGTTGCAGCTCGCCGCCGAGCAGATTGATGACCTGCGTGACCGCGGCCGGCTGCTCGAGCGGCGTCACCTTGGGCGCGGCCGGCGGCGGCGTGCCGTCAGCCAGCCAGCGACGGATGCGTTCGCCGAGCTGCGCGCCGGCGGATTCCTCGACGTGCTGCGACAGTTCGGACCAACGCGTTTTCGTGATGTGCAGTCGGTGCGCGTGATCCAGTTCGCCGACGAGCGTGAACTCGAACTCGATGCCATCGCGTTGCACCGGCGCGAGTCCGACCTTGCGCGGCGCCTTGCGGCCTCGGCCGTCGTCCTCAAGCACGTATTCCGTCTTCGCGCGCATCGTCGCGATGACGTGCATGCGACAGCCGACGATCGCGTCGACGAGCGCGTTTTGCATCGGCGTCACGTCGCGCCAAGCCCCGAACGAGTTGCCCGACTTGCTCTGCGCGGCTTTGCGGTCGACTTGTTCAAGCGCGCCGTCCTTGCCGTTCCAGGCGTGCGAAAGAGAGTCGATGACGAGGCAGTCGTAGCCGGCTTCCTCGGCAGCGGCGATCGCCTCGACGTAGACCTTGGGCGAGTAGCTGTCCAGCTCGAGCACGTCGAACGCAAACCGGTCGGCATAAAGCGACGCCGAGCCGCGTTCGGTGTCGATGACGGCGACGCGGCCGAATGCCTGCGCGATGCCGAGCGCGGTGTATGTCTTGCCCGATCCGCTCGGGCCGGTCAGCGCCATGCGCAGTCGCGCCTGCGACTTCGATGCAGTGCGGAAGGACAGGCTCATCGCTGCACCTCCTGCTGTCCGAGTTTGGTCAGCATGTAGGTTCTGCCGAGCCGGCCGGATTCCAGCGGCGCGACGCCGGCGATTTCGATGATGCCCTGCCGCACCAGCTCGTTGACGCGGCGACCGATTTGGTGCGGCGTCAGCGCGGTGCGTTCGGCGATTTGCTCGACGGTCATCCACGGTTCGACGTGATTGCGCCGGCGCCACAGCGTTTCGGTGATGACGAGCCAGTGATTCTCGGCGACTTCCTGCGAGGCCTCGGCCGCAGCGCGGCTTGTTTCAGGCCCACCAGTTCGGCAGCGTTTGTGCGTGCTGCCCTTCGATTGCGTGACGTGCATGTTCATTCTTCGAGGGGTTGAGGTAGAGAGGAGGGGTCGAGCCGAATGTGCTGCAGCTCGACGACAACGGAACGGAGGATGATTCGAGCCTCGCGAATGTTGCGCAGATGCGCGTCGCGTGCCCAGGTTTCGGTGAACTGACTTGCATCGACGCCGTGCACGATCGCGCTCGCGCGGTCGAGCATTGCGATCGCTTCTGCGATCAGCGCGGCGGCGTGTTGGTAGTCGGGTCGCATGTTTGGTTCAGCGCGGCAAGTCGCTCGGCTTCCTGCGCGAGCGCGACGAGCAGCGGGTCGCCTGTGCGGCGTGCGGCCGTGACGATGTCGCGAACGCCGATGCTGCGTGCATATCCGCGCAGCAAGTCGGCCTCAGTGATCGGCGCGATGCGGTGCGCCTCGATGCGTGCTCCCATGTCTGCCGCATCATCGGGCTCAGCCCGAAGAATGCAACGGCCGAGCGAAATACCGACGCCGCGTGCCTGCCCCAATCCGCGGCGCCGGTGTGCCGCACGATGCGGCCGGCGCATGATAGCGCGGGAAAAGATGCTCGCCGCCTGCGCGGCCGCGATGCTAGGCAACAGCGCGGCGCCATGTCATGCACTGCCACGGTGCGCAGACGGCGAGCGTGCCGACAGGGAGGGAGAGGCCGCCATCGACGGCGCGGACGGTATCGCCTCGCGTGCCTGGCGCGCAAGCGCGGGTCGATGCGATTCGCCGGCGCAGACGATGATCCGGCCGCCGTCTTCGCGCAGACGGTCGGCGATGCGCTCGCCGAGCAGCTCGAGCGCCTCGGCCGCCGGCAGGTTGCTGCACAGGATGACCGGCCTGCAGTTTTCGTAGCGGTCGTTGAGGACGCCGAACAGCAGGTCGCGCTCGAAGTCGCTGCCGAACTGAACGCCGACCTCGTCGAGAACGAGAAGCTCGGCCGCGGTGTATCGGCGCAGCACCGCGGCCTCGCCGGCGCCGTCCGGCCTCCAGCTTTCCTTGACCTCGCGAACGAGCGACTGCACCGTCGACCAAGCGACCGACCGACCTGCACGCAGCCAGGCCATCGCGACGCCGGCGGCCAGGTGCGTTTTGCCGGTGCCCGGCGGCCCGACCAGCATGGCCGATCGACCGCCAGCGGCGATCGCCTCGCGGTCGTCGACGTAGTCTATGGCCCATGCTAGCGCGATTTGCTGCGCCTCCGTAGTGGCCGTAAAGGCCTCCAGGCTGCGCGATCGGAACCGGACAGGGATTCGGGCAGCCTCCAGCTTTTCCAGCCATGCAGCGGCCTTTGCCGCCTCCTGGCGCGATTTGGTGGCCTCGGCCTCGGCGACTTGCTCGTCGACGGCGCAGGACGGGCAGACGATGACCCAGCGGCCGATTCGCGGCCGGCCCGGCTGCTCGGGGACAGCGTAGTCGCCGTGCCGGTCGCAGTGTGCCGTGCCACTCACAGGTCACCGCCTGCGCCGTAGTCCGCGCCTGCGAACTCGGTGCGCTTCGCCGGCCGGAACTGCGGCTTGCCGGCGACAGGCGCCGAGGCCCAGCTCGCGCGAAAGCCGGTCCAGCCCTGCGCGATGCATTGCCGCATGACGTCGGACAGCGACTGCCCGGCCTTGTCGGCCTCGTTGCGCAGCTGGTCGAGCGCTGTCTGCGTCGCGGTCGCCCGCTTCGCGCGACGGTGCGCGATCCAGTCGTTCCACAGTTCGGCAGACACGTCCTGCGGACGTGTCGCGCGCTTTCGCGCGCTGTTCTGCTTCTGCTTCTTGTCTGCTTCTGCTTCTGCTTCTGCTTCTGCTTGGGTCGAGGATGGTCGAGTTGTGGTCGAGTCCGGTCGAGTTTGGTCGAGGTCGTTCGAGTCCGGTCGAGTTTGCGCGCTGTTCTTGTCGCGCCACCATTGCGCCTGGTATTCGCGGCGCAGCTCGGGGTCGCGACCGCCGCGGAATCGCAGGTAGTTGAGCAGCTGCCAGCCGCCGGCCGTCCTTTCGATGCGGCGGCCGTCGGTGCCGTCGCGGCTGTCGAGGTCAGGCGCGAGAAAGCGCGCGATTGCCTCGGCGCATTCGGCCTCGGTGACGTTCGCGCGGCGCGCCAGGCCTCGAGGGGATGCATGCACGACACCGCGCGCGTCGGCCATCGCGAGGAGCGTGATCCAGACGATGCGCGTCGCCGCCGTTTCCAGCCAGATGGAGCTGTCGAGAATGCTGCTGTGGAGTTTGCAGAAGCCGCTCATGCCTTGCCCTCCCGTTCCGGTGCCCACTGCCGCAGCCATGCGCTCTGCAGCGTCTTGGCGTCTGGCGAACGGCCGGTGCCGGCGATGCGGCCGTCGAGCGCTGCGGCCAGTCGTTGCAGCAGCTCGCTCGGCATGCGTCGATGATGACCGAGGCGCAGGTCGCGCAGGCCCTGCCTCGAAAGCTCGCACAGCTCGGCCAGCTCGAGCGCCGTTCCTGTGAACAGCCAGCACCATTCGTCGACCGTCAGTTCTCTCCGCTTCACAGACACCATTGCAGAATCTCCCAGGCTCCAATCGCTGCGCAGACACAGAACAGGAAGAACGCGACGAGCACTGCGCAGCCCGTCATCGTGTAGCGATCGACACCGCGTCGACGCTGTTCCTCGCGCACCAGTCGCAGATGCGTCACGGTTGCACCTCCCGCAGGACGCGGCCGTAGCCGAGACAAACGCAGCACTGCGCCCAGTAGTAGCCGAAGCCAAGCGACGAACGCCGCAGGTTGTAGGCTCCATTTCCTTCGCACCTTTGGCAGCGCTCGGCGCCGGCGGCCTCGAGGTCGCGGGAGGTTTCCCACCACGGACGAAACCAGCGCGCCATGTGCATCGCGACGTCGACGAATCGCTCGCATTCGTCGATGCGCAGATGCGGATGACGCGCGGCCGTTCGCAGCGTTCGCTGTTCCTCGCGCCATGCGTCGAGGTCGCGGCAGCCGCGCGGCGGTGTTTCAGGCTCCCACAGCAGCAGTTGGCGCATCACGACACCATCCCACAAAAAACACCGAGAAGGCCCAACGCGTGGACACCACCCCCAGACGCCGTTACCGGCTGCTGGGAATGTCCATGCACCTTCTCGGCCCCAGCAACACGCTGGGGAATCTCGTCAGCTCGCCGGCGCAGCAGCTCCTCGAGCGCTGCGATCAGGACGACCGCGTTTGCACCGACCTCGCCGGCATGCGCCCAGCGTCGGCAGTGTGCGTAGGTCGCGAGCAGCTCGCGGATCTGTTCGTCAGTGACGGTCACTGCGGCTCCTTCGGCAGCAGGGCGGATAGGTTTTTTAAAGTCTTGCCAGACAGCAGCACCTTGTATTCGTGGTAGCACTCCATGCAGCTGTTGTCCTCTGCGTGATCCACTACCTTTTGCGCTGCATCGCGCAGTGAGCGAATGGCTTCAACATAATCCTCCGCCCATGGGTGGTCGATTGATGCCAGCGCATCAGCCAGTTCACTCAACACAGCGTCGGTGAGCCTCATGCGATCTGTCACGCCTGCTCCTTCGCCTCGTTGGCGATCTTGTGGAGCCGATGCAGCGCCTTGGCCCAGCGGCCACCGTGCGAGCCTTTGTCCCACTTCAAGAACTCGCCGATGGCCGCGCGCAGCTCCTGCGCCTCGGCCTCGGCCTTCGCCAAGCGTTGCGCCGTGTCGTTGCAGAACTCGCAGGACATAGTGCGACCATCCAAGCGAGCGCGCAGTCCTTTCATCCGCGCAAGCAGCAGATATCGCGCCTGCGCGACTTCCGACGCTGGCGCGGTTTGCCTGCCGTATTGCGTCGCGGTCGCGATCGCATGATCGACGACTTCGTCATCCGGCCAGGCCTGCGGCTCGTTGCCGGCGGCCGATTGCTTTCGACTTGTCATCGCTTCGCCTCCATCGCGCGCTGGACGCGCTGCCAGTAGCCGACCGTCGCGGCCTTGCGATGCCCTCGAGGCCCGCCATTGTGGACGCGTGCCAGGCGCTCGACGTCGCCGGCCTCGACCGCTGCGGCGCAGTAGCGAAGCCAATACGCAACGACGACGCGTTCTGCGTATTCGCGCGTCGCGACGTCGCGGTATTCGCCGCCGATCGCCGGCGCGTGCTCGAGCGCGTCGGACCAGTAGACGCGCCAGACTTGAAGCGCGCCAAGCGCTCGACCGGCATCGCCGACCGCATCGTCGCGGCCGTTGCTTTCGACCGCGATGAGCGCGTCGAGCAGCGGCCGCAGCTGCGCGCGCACCGCATCGAGCTGCTTCAGCGAAGGACCCTGCGCCATCGCGGCGCCGGCAACCAGCAGCGCGGCCAGCGCGTGCATTGCATAGCGCCTCATTCTGCACCTCCACGCCGGCAAATCACGAACGACTCGGGCGCGCAGTTCAAAACCGCACCCAAGCGCGGCAGCTCATCGGCCGCATCGTCAAACGTCGCAAACGAGTTTGCGTCAAATCCGCAGGCGTGCTCATCGTCTGGCCGATCTGCCGGCGCGATGTAGTAGGTTCCGATCGCATGCGGCGCATGACCATGCACCTCCTGCTCGCCGATCTTGCGGCCGTGTTGAACGTAGCAGATGCCCTCGGCAGCCTGGAACATGCCGCCCGAATCGAGGCCTAGCATTTCGTCGCGAAGCGACTCCTCGACCTCGGCCTGCGTTGCCGGCCGCAGGTCGTCGTTGCTGTTGCCGTCGACGAGGGTCGCGGTCCATTCCTCAAGGATCAGCGTGCAGCGGTTGCCGTGCGCGTCCGGCTGCGCGGTCGCGTCGTCTTCGATCGCGGCCATCGCGCGCGCTCGCGATGCATACCAGCGGCCGTAGCTGCCGGCGCATTCGATGGCCCAATCGCCGACGCTGGTCGCGTTCAGCAGGCGCAGAAAGTAGATGCGGCCGGTGCCGCTGGTCGTCTTCGTCTTGGTCGTCATGGTGTCGTCAGTTGCAGAGAGTTGAGGTTGGCAAACATCGTCAAGGTGCGCGCAGCTACCACTGCTGCGCGATTTGCACCGCATCGCGGCGCGTTGCTTCGACCATCCAGCCCGGCTGCTCAATTCGCATCGGCAGGCCGTGTTCCGTCATTTGAAAGAACGCGCAGCTCGCGACGATCCAGCGGCCGCTCGGCATTTGAACCATGCCGACGTCGGCCTCGCAGCTGCCGAACTGGAACGCGATCGTGCAGAACTGGCTGTCGTTGCTGCGCAGAACTTGGTGCTGGGTGTGCATGCAGACACAATCGGCACCGCGGCAGGAAAAGTCAAGCGTCTGCACTGTGGATTTGCTGGCACAGGTGCGCAAACCACGGAAAACCAAGGACCTAGCGCGCGCAGATTTCCTGCGGAATCCTCGACGGCGAGAACGAAGCCGGCCTGCCGCGTCGGGTCAGCAACGCCGCAGGCCGGAAAGAACGAAGCTCTCTGCCATCGGTCAGAACGGCCCGCACAGGCCGTTGCCGGCAGCATCGCATGCGCTGACCAGCATTGCTAGCGCTGCAGTCGCTATGCAAGCCGGCGAACCGGTAGCGACTCTGCCGTAGGAACGGCATCCTTCGCGAACTGCAGCGGCGTCATGCTAGCCGAAAAGACGCGAGCGCCGCAGTCCCCAACCGTCAAGAGGAGACTACAGCGCTCGGGTTTGGATGGTTAGCCCCAGCAGACTACAGGCCAAGCAGGAACAGCACCAGCTGCTCGAGGTCCTGCCCGATCGCGATGACCAAGCGCTCGGCCGTCTGCCAGAACTCGACCGGCGCGTCGACGAGCGCCTGCGTCGTCGCACAGCCGGCGAGCAGCATGCATGCGATGACCAGGCCGGCTGCGGCTTCCGACTTCACGGCTCGACCGTCGGCGCCGGCGACACCGCGCGGACGCGGTCGCGCAGCTCGTCGACCGCTGCGTAGAGCTGCTGCGCCGTTGCGCGCCGGCGGTTGTTGACCGAGGCCGCATAGCCGCCAATGCCGAGCAGGCCGAGCAGCTGGACGACCAGGCCGTACCATTCTTCGACGCCGGCGACGCGGCCGTCGCCGTTCTTGTCCGCCTCGACGATTGCTTGGCGCACCTGGCTGACCGTCGTTGCCAGTTCGCGACCGCGGTCGCCGAGCTGCTCAAGGCCGGCCTCGACGCCCTGCAGCGCCTCCTCGGCCTTGCCCGTTGCTAGGTCGACGCGATCGACCGCGTCGCTCAATCGGGAGTAGAGCGTGCAAGACGGCGCGAGCAGCGCCACTAAAAGGATCAGCGTTCTCATCGGATGTCCGGAACTTTTAGGGTCGGGTTCATCTCGCGCAGCGACCTCGCGAACATCTCAAGTCGCTCGCGGTCAAGCTTCTGCCGGTCCTCCATGTATTGCCGCAGGCCGCCGACGGCGAACTCGACGGACAGCAGCCGGCTCTGAATCATCAGCGCGCCGCCGACGATCGAGACGATCACCGACATAGGAACGACAGCGTCGCGCAGGTTCATGGTGCGCATGCCTTCGGCCATTATCGCGCCTCCCAGGTGATGACGTCGGCGGCCGTGAAGGCCTCGACGTTTGCCGTCTGCAGGTTCGCATGGTCCGCTGCCATGCTGCACAGCTCGGCAAGAATCTGCTCCGACGTCGCGTTTTCCGGCGGTTCGTAGCCGACTTCGCCGTCGATGACGCCGCCGACTGCCTCCGTCAAACGGTAGCCGACGCAGTATTCGATGACGCCGCCCTCGACTTCGATGTGCGGATGCTCGAGCACAATCTTCACCGTGCTCATCAGTAGCTACCGACCTCGGTCCAGCAAACCGTGACGCCGAACTGCCAGGTGCCAGTCGCCGGCACAGTCGCGCGAACGACGAAACCCTCGTTCTGCGACAGGATCAGGGGCGACTCGCCGCCCGGGTCGACGTGGAACAGGTCGAACTGCGGCATCCATTGCGTCGAGGTCGCCGTGCCGATTGCCGCGCTGTACTGACCGATTGCCTGCACGTCGTTCGTCTTCGTTCCTGCTGACAGCGCCGCGGTCGATGCAATGCGCGAGCCGCCGACGAGGGTCGTGTTCATCGACGACCGCATCTTCTGGTTGTTGCCGGCAAGAGACAGCGTCGAACCGCCGCTGCCGTCTGCGGTCCAGCTGCGCGCGACCAACATGTCGACTTTGGCAAAGCCGGCCGCGAACGCCGTCGCGCTGCCCGACATGCCGTCCCAGATGACCGACGTGACGACGCAAATGCGCGTCGCGTCAGTCCAGCGGAACTGAAAGACCTCGCTATTCGCAGCCAAGCCGGCGGCCATTGTGCCGCTCAGGCCGCTGACGCGATAGCTGCCGAACGACCCATAGTCGATCGGGCGCAGCGTTGCGCGCATTGCGCGGTAGTTCGTTCCGTCGACTTCGGCGACGACGCCGGTGTTGCCCTGTAATTGAATCGCCATATCTGTTCAGCTCCACCGCCAGCCCACGGACCATTTTCCCCAAATGCGCGTGCCCGTGCCGCCAATGCTTGGCGACTGTGCTCCGAGCGTGATCGTAAGAGCGTTGCGGTTTTTGTTGTTTCCTTGCTCGCGCAGCGGCTCGTTCAGTTGCGACGTGTTCTGCGCGTAGACCGTGAAGCCGGCGCCAGTCGACAGCGCGCCGACCGCGACGGAAATGGTCTCGACGCGGTGCTCGTCTGCAGTGTGGTCGTCGGTGTCGACGCCCATGAGCCAGGCCTGCGCGACGTTGGAGGATGCGTCGAATCCTGTCTGGCCCGTGATATCGACCGACGCGTCGCTGCCGCCGGGAAACGCGCCGAAGTCGATCGTCGTGACGCCGCTCGCGCCGCTGCTGCCGGGTATCGACGCCCACGTTTGGTCGCCGCGCAGATACGTCGACGCGCTCGCTGTGCCGCTGCTCGCGAGCCGGCTTGTCGGGATCAGGTTCTGCACGTCGTTGGTGCGGCCTGGCCCCATGACAAGCAGCTCGCCCGTGCTCGCGTGCACGCGAACGACTCGCCCGATGTTTTGCACCAGTTCGGTCGTGCCCGTCGGCCTGGTCGGCGTCAGGCCGCCGCCAGCCGCGACGTAGACGACGCCGTTCATCGCATACGCCGAGGTATCGAGGCCGCGCACCATTCCGAGCGGCACTGCGAAACCTTCGCCGTTGTTCAGCAGCGTCTGCTCGAGAACGCCGATTGCCGGCATCTTCGCCGCGTTGCTTGCATCGGCGCCGGCGACCTCCGTTGCGCCAGACGCGCCGACGCTGCCGGTTGCATAAACCGGCGTGCCGATGTTCAGCGTCGAGCCGCTCGTATTCTTGACCGGGAATCTGCAGCTCTCGATGTGCTGCCAGCTCGAGTCGCCGCGCAGAAACGTCGACGCGTCGCGCGTGCCCGTTGCGTCGATGGTCCAAACGGTGCCGCTGCTTGAGACGATGACGTCGCCCTTGTCGCCGTCGCTGACTCCACCACCGCCGCCGAGGTCGTCGACGCGCGCGATGTCGCCGGCCTTGGCGCGCAGCACCGTTTCGCCGCCGTTGCCGCCGACGAGCACGATTTGGTCGCCGTCGACGATGCGAGCGGTGCCCGCGACGACGTAGACCGAGCCGGTCGCGACAGTGTTGCCGAGCCGGTCCAGCGCCATCAGTAGGCCTCGACGATGACCTGCGCGTTTGTGACGGTCGTCGCGGTGCCGACCTTCGTCAGCGTGACCGTGTAGACGTCCAGCTCGGCGACCGTCGTGTTCTGGTCAGGCGTCAGGCTGTAGGCCTGCCACGCGACGAACTCGGCACCGCCGCCGACGCCGGCGAGCGCCGTGAAGGTGCCGACCGTCGCCGAGAAACAGGTCACCGGCGAGCCAGGCGTCGCGGTCGGGTAGCGGGTCAGCTGGAACTGCCACTCGTTGCCGCTGCTCGAGGTCGTCGCCGTCTGTCCGACGATCAGGACGCGGCGCAGCGTGCCAGCTCGAAGCGCGACGCCGGCGCGCACCGTCGTCGTCGCCGACAGCGATGCGACCGTGTCTGCGACCATTTGGTAGGTCGCTTCAGTCGCTAGCGGCGTGACGCGAATCCAGGCCGTGTTCGCCGCGTTGCGCAGCTTTAGGTATCCCGTCGTCGTGTCCGCCCAGAGCATGTAGGCAACGGTCGAACTCGGCGCCGACGCGCCGCTGTGGCATGTCCGCAGCGACTCCATTGCGTCGGGAAAGGTCGTCTTGAGAACGACGTTTGCGTAGTCCGTGCCGGCCGGCGGAAGGTTCCAAGACTGTGCCATGTTTCCTTAGATGTTGACTGCGTAGCGAAGCCGCGCGACGGCGACAGTGTAGCCGATGTCCTCGCGGAGTAGACGAACGCGCGCCTGCATGCGACTGGCGACGCGGTACTGGTCGGCGTGCGTTGCCCAGCTCGACCAGGCCCCGTTCGCGTAGTAGCGACTTTCGACCGCGACGCGCGTGTGCGAGCCGGGTTCGCCGACGTTGCCCGTGACGAGAAACGAAGACGGCAGGTCGTCGATTGCGAGCGCCAGGTCGTCGACCGTCGTTTGCCAGTCGATGCCAGGTGCCAGCGGGCTCGCCGGCCTGCCGTCCAGTGTGCGCCACAGCGCTTCGCCGCTGCCGATCGTGAACGCAAGCGCGTCGACGGTCAGCAGCTCGATTTCGGATGCCTCGCAGGAAACCTGCCAGTAGGCCGCGGCCTGGAAGCCCAGCAGCGTTTCCGGACCGGTGTAGGTGCCGTCAAGCGTGCCGGCCGTCAGCGTGATCTGGCCGCCGCTGTAGACCGTGCCCGAATGCGTGCCGGCCGGCGTCGTTGCCAGGTCGTCGAGCGATGCGACGACTGCGGTGCCATACGGCCGCCAGGCCGGCGCCGCGATGCGCGCAATCTGGCCGAAGGTGCCGCCGACCGTTCGCGCAGCGACGAGCAGCGTGCCGCCGTATGGCGCCTGCTCGAGGCGCGCAGCCGGCTGCCGGCCTGCGTAGATCGTCTTCGCTGCTGCCCAGCAGCCGCCGACGCGCAGTTCGTAGCCGGCGACGTCGCGCATGCCGATGTCGTCCCACTTGACCGCGACGTGATCGGCCGCGTCGGTTGCCGACGTGTTGCTCGGTGCCGGCACGATGAGCGCTGCGAACTCCTCGACAACGACGTCGCGCACGACTGCCTGTTCGGGCAGCTGGTAGTTGCCGTCGACGCGCTCGAGACAGACGGCGACGCGGTATGCCTGGCCGGCCGCGGCGCCGATCCACTGCACTTCGTCGCCCGATGTCTCGTCGATGACCTGCCAGGTCGACGTCGCGCCTCGAACGTAGACGCGCGCGCGACTTTGCGACCTTGCAATCGGCCGGCGCCAAGTGATGCGATGCGTGCCGTCCGGCTGCGCAGCGACCTGGACGTCCTCGGCATCGGGGTCGTCTTCCTGCACCGGCTGCCGCAGATAGCTGCTCGGCGTCGACTCCGTCGCGTCGATGCCCTCGGCGGAATACATGGCCGGCGTAATCGGGTCATGCACAGCGGCCACCCACTGCAGACACCGCACCTCGCGTTTGAGGTCCTGACCCAGCGTGATGGAGACGACTTCGTAGGTTTCGACGAGTTTCGACGTCAGGCCGACGACGCAGGCCGCGCCGCGCACAATCGTCACCGGCGAGCCGGACACCGTCAGGCGCGAAATGCCGCCGCTGGTCGTGATCGCCGTGACGGTACGCGTCTGCGCGACGCCGTTGATGTCTCGAACGACGACCTGCGTCGCACCGACGACCGTGTGGTCGACTTCGATTTGATTCGTCGCCGTCGCCGTCTTCGCGACCGACATCGCGGTCGGCACGTCGGCGCCGAACGGCCTCAGCGTTTCGTGTTCAAACTGGATCAGGTCGCCGACCTCGGCAGCCAGCGCCCACGGTCCTGTTCTGAACGTCAGCTCGCGACGGATCAGGCGCTGCACGCGGTGTCTGAACATGCCCTCGCGGTAAAGCTGCGACGGCCTGGTCACTCCGTAGGCTTGCACCGTTTCCGGCCGGTAGGTGTCCGGCTGCAGGTTTGCCGGGTCGTTCAGCGTGCCTTCGCTGTCCTCGACGGGCAGGACGTCCTGCGCGTAGAGCGCTGTCTCGTTCAGGAACTGGAACAGATACGCCGTCGGCCGGTTTGCCTTCGGCAACCAGGTGACCTGCACCTCCTCGCAGTTGCCGCTTGTGATGAGCTGCACCGCCGACTTCGCTGGCACCGATACGCCGGCGTCGCCGTGCGCGTCGCGGTATTGATAGGACACCGAGATTTTGCCGTTCTTCGCGATCGGCGCAGCGCGTCCTGCGGCGCAGATTGCAAGGACCCATTCCCACGCCGGCCGCGGTGCGTCGCCGACGATGTCGCAGCAGAACGCCGCCTCGTTCCACGGCGAAGCCGGCGACGGGTCGTCATCGCAGAACGCCGCCCAGCGACGAAACGACGGCAGGTCGACGTCGTCCTCGGTCAGCCATCGACCGAGGCCCCACGGTGCCAGTAGGAAGTCGAGCAGGATCCAGGCCGGGTTTCGGCCTGGTGGATAGGTGTTGAAGTTGAACGGCGCAGCCGGCACGTCCCACGTCGGCGCGCTCCAGCCGTTCGTTGCGTCCCAGACACGCACCTTCGCGCCGTCGACGCGAACGTAGCAGTCGGGCAGGCCGCCGGCGAAGCGACTGCCGGCGCCCAGCTCGAGGCCGAGCAGCGCGACGCGCGGGTAGGTCAGCGTCTGCGGCGAAGCGACCGAGACATTCCGCCAGACGGCAGCCGTCGAAACCGTCGCGCCGCCCGATTGCGAACGCCGGCGAACGCGGACCTCGATCGGGCCGTAGATCGGCGCGTCGACGTTTCGTCGCGTCGAGCCGCGGAACGTGCGAGCGACGACTTTGTTGCTTGCCTCGGTGATGGTCAGCGACACCGGCAGGCCGGCCTGCGTGTCTGGATCCCACCAGCCGCGCCAGCTCTGTTCGCCGACGCGGCGCCACTCGAAGTCGAACGTGACGCTGGCCGCGACGATCGAGCCGCTCGAGCTGGTCGCGAACAAGCCAGACGGGAAGACGAGCACAAACGCGATCGTCTGCACTTCGTCGGTCGCGCTGTAGGTGTAGACGAACTGGTCGTCGTTCTCGTTGAGCGATGCGTTCGGCGAAAACGTGCTGATGGCGCCGGGGAACGCGTCGCCCGGCAACGGCGTCTGGTCCATGTTGCCGGGTCGAATCCATGCGCGAACGCCTGGCACTTCGGACAGACGCGTCGCCGAGCCGGCGAGGATGACCTGCGACCAGTCGTGCTGCAGTTCGTATCCCGGCGGAGGTCCTGGGTCGAACTGCGGCGCGTTCAGGCCTGCGACGACGAACTCGCCGGCATTCGGCCCGCGGCCCGACGTGATGACAACATCGGGTCGCGTGACGTTGCCGTCGCGGTAGTTGAAGACGGTGCCCGTGCCGACGCGCGTCTGCAGCGTCGGCGAATACTGGCCGAGATTGTAGAACGCGACCTCGGTGCCGATCGCCGGCGCCTGCGGCGTCGCGGAAAGCGACTGCCACGGCGCGACGAACATTTCCCAGACTTGCGTGACCTGCGTCGGGTTGATGAGCGCGTTCCCGTTGACGCGAATCTCGGACGGCAGCAGCGCGTATGTCGCCGGCGTGACGCCGCCCGGCGGCGTGATCGCGCCCAAGTTGTTGATGTCGGCCGCGACCGTGTCGCCGATGCGTGCGATCGGACCCTCGCAAAGCGCGAGCACAATGCGCAAACGGTCGTCTAGGCCGACCGTGTTATTTGCTGCGTAGACGTCCGTATAGATGACCTGGCCGCCGACTGCGTGCCGGCCATAGACCCACGGCACCGGGAAGCCCTGGCCGTAGTTCGTCTGGATGCCGTCCCATGCATACGTCGGCGAGGATTCGTCGCCTCGGTCCTGCCCCAGTCCGTCAGGCCTCGGCCTCGGCGTGATGAGCGAAATGACGTATGAAATGCCGAACGAAACAGCGGCCGTGATGAGCGCCTGCACAAGGATCGCGCCCACTTCGAGGCCGCTGCTTGTGATCGGCAGCAGCATCACGTCGCTGCCGTCCGGCAGGTCGTCGTCAAGTTCGTCGTCGTTGAGCCGCCGGCCATCGACTGCGCATTCGATTGCGACGCTGCGCGGCAGATGGTTGGCGACCTCAAATGCAAGCGCTCGAGCGGTCAGGCCTGGTCGCGCGTAGACCGGCAGCGTTTCGACGCCGTCAGTCCCTAGCAGGCCTTTGCGAACATGCAGCCGGATCATGCCGCCAGACCTCGGCCGGCCGCTTTGTCCATCGCACGACCGGTTTGCGCCATGCACCGCCCAGCTCGGCATCGGCGCTCCAAACGTGACTGTGCGCGATGATGGCGACCCATGGGTGCGCACCATAGAACAGCAGGACGTCGCCGTCGCGCAAGCCGTCGACGTCCGCACTGCGGACCCAGCAAGACGGGAAGCCGCTGGCCGTTGCCGCGTGGCCCTCGAGCCATTGCCGGCGAATGTGCGGCCATGGGTCGGGCATGCACAAGCCGCAGCGCTTCGCGACCTCGAGCACCGTTCCTAAGCAGTCCAGCTCGACGCCGGCCTGGCGCGCCCCTAGCCGGTAACGGCTGCGAAGGATGTCGTCCCATGCGTTCGTCACCGCTGCCGAGGAATGCCGGGGAAGCCGCCGAAGCGCGCAGGATGCAGAACGGGTAGGCCGCGCGCTGCGTGATCCTGGCCGCGTGCAATGCACGCCGACAGCGTTTTCGGGCAGGTAGTGTAAGCCGCGACGGCGTTGACGACGTAGCCGCACTCGCCGCTGCCAAACTCCCAGCGGCAGCGGCTCGCGACGTAGCGGTCCTGCGGGCTTTGTCGCGTGAAGAAGTTTGCGCGCTCGAGGCGAAACGCGATTGCCTCCTCGGTTGCATATGCACCGGCGACCGTCATGTCCCAGCGCTGGTATTCGTGGTTCGGGTATGCAATCGAAAGCCCTGCCTGCGGCACCAGGTAGATGGTGCAGTAGTTGCCTTCAAGGCCTTCGCCGGCGTGCAGGTATCGCATGAGCGTCTTCGTCGTGTTGTCGACGGTCAGCTCCAGCTGCGGCAGGTCGCCCTCGTTCGTCTGCTCGATTTGCGTGAACGAAAACGACAGCGGGTTCCACGTCGTCGCCGACGGTGCGCTCGCCGGCCAGGTGATCGCCGAGCCATAGTTGCACAGTCGGACGATGAGGCCTGGCGTCGTCACGGCGCCGCTACCGGCAGGCCGTGCGACTTCCAGCTCGACGAGCCAAATGAGCGGCTGCGTGCCGTGCGGTTTCTCGATTTCCGAGACGAACGACGATGGCAAGACGATCGGCATGCTAGGAGGTCCAGATGAGTTCGACGATGCGCACCGATAGCGCGTAGACGTGTCCGCTCACTTGCTCCAGCTGCGGCGCGTCGGTTTGCACGACCGCGATGTCGGTCGACTCTCGAGGCGCGCGCCATCGAAAGGCGACATTGTCGCGCAGGAAGTCGTAAAGCGTCGAGCTGTTTGCGCCGTTCAGGTTCGACCAAGTCAAGACCCACTGCCGGCGAACAGTCGCGAACAGCGGCCAGCTGCGAACGTAGCCGGTCGCGCCGACGATGCGCTCGTCCTGCACTTGCGCGTCCTCGCTCGCGTCTGCGTCCGGTGCAATCGGCAAAGGGTTGAGCGATGCAGCGCTCGCGCTTTCGCGACCAGGCGTCAAGACCAGATACGTCGCGGTCGCCGGCAGCGTTGGATCGGGGTCGGCATCCTTCACCAGGTTGACCTGCAGAATCTGCGCGTCGCGAACATCGCGGCGCGAGTTGCTCACGTTGAGGCCGCCCGTCCAGCGTGCGCGGTATTGGATGGCGCCCGAGGTCGGCGATAGTCCGTAGCGAGCGGCCGCGATGACGCTGACGCCCTCCAGTTCGTTCGCTCGCGTTTGCGCGTGCACGATGCAGCTGCGCAGCGCGTTGCCGGCGTTCGTCCAGATTTCCGCGCAGTAGTCGTGCGTTCCGGTCGTTTGCACGATGCCATGCGTCAGCACCGCCGGCGCAGACACCAGGCCGGTCGCAGGTCGCTCAAGCGACAGGTATGTCTGGCCTTCGGGGAAGACGTCGCCGTTGCCGCCGTAGCGGTTGCCGGTGACGGCGAGCACCTCCTGCTCGGTTCGATCGAGAACGTCGGCCAAACTCTCGACGCGGATGCCCAGGTATTTGACGCCGAGCAGCAGCGTTCTCGAGGTTCCGGTCAGCGACGCGCGGTCGTTGCCTCGGATGCCTGGCCGATAGCTAGCCGATGCGCTGACGGGGTTCGTCCCATACCACCAGCCGACCTGTTGCATGATCGGGTTCCAGCTGAACGCCGTCTGCGTCATATCGAAGCCGCGGCTCAGGCCCCAGCGGCCGTTGCTGCCGACCTTCGCGTCGAGAAACGCCGGCGTGCCCAGAATCTCCATGCCGAGCTGGAACGACGGCGCCTGCCGCTGCACCAAGAAGTCGCGGCCCGGCGGCCGGTAGTTGACTCCCATGAAATGCAGCCACTTCTCGCCGTCGACGCCAGGCTGGTTCGTGGTCATCCACAGCGGCGAGTTGCTCGAGGTCAGCGGCAGCGATGTGGGCCAGTATTGTTCGACCAGCTGGTCGCCGGCCGGCACCGTGGTCAAGTCCCACCACAGCCAGGTCAGTTCGCTGACTGACGCCGACATTTGCCGGTTGTTGATGACGTCGCCGTTCGCGAAGAACCGGCCCCAAATGCACAGCTCGTCGGCCGACGACGACAGAGTCGTCGCAGCTCCGAACGACGGGTCGGCGGACAGCGCGTCCTGCACAAACATGAACTGCACCGGAACCGCAGACAGCGCGCCAAGCGACTGCCAGACAGGATACGACCAGGTGTGCGTCGACGATCGGAAGCCGCCCGTCTTGCCCAGCGACAGCTGCAGCAGCGCGCGAGGAAGCGCCGTGCCGTTGCTCACGGTCAGGTTGTGAACATGCGCCTGCACGATGACGCCCCACTTGCGGCTGCCGGTCGGCATGCCGCTCGCCGGCAATCGCGCAACGATGACCCAGCCGTCGCCGCCAGGCGGCCCGGCCTGCGTGCCGATGGTCGTGATCGTTGTGCCGGCGCCCTGCTCGACGATGTCTGCCCAGCGTGCTGCCGGCATCAGGACACCGCCCGGCGAACGGCTCCGCGCATGCTGCTGCGTGTCTCAATGCCGTTCGTGAAAATGTTTCGCAGCGTGCCCTGTTGCTCAAGGAGCGCGCGCTGCACGTCGCGAGAATCCATTGCCGTGATGTTGATCGAGACGTTCGTGCCCGTCTGCGCGCCGCCGCCCACAAACGACACAGGGATCGAACGGTTGTCTGGCAGCGGAACGAAGGCCTCGGCGGTGCGCCCTTCGCCGAACAGCGCCATCGTCGGTCGACGAGCGATGCCGCCTCGAGCAAACGCGCGCACCGGTGCGGTGCCGGTCACGTTGCCCGGCAGGATGCCGCCGTTCTCCATTGCCGGCGTCGCGGCCGGTCCTCCGAAGATCGACGAGATGATGCGCAGCGACAGCATCTTCGCGGCGATGCGCGCAATCTCCTGCAGCATCAGAACGGCAAGGCCCTTGAACGCCTCGCCGGCGCTCTTTGTGCCCATGATGATGTCGGTGAACGCGTCCGTCAGTCCGCTGCCGAACGCGTCGACGAGCTGCGCGCCGGCTTCGCGGCCGGCTGCCGTCAAGTCGGTCAGCTGTTGAATCGACTCGCGAGCGCCGGCCGAGAAGCCGCCCCAGAAGTCGCCGCCCGTGACCAGATTCTTGAGGCGCTGCTGCCGCTGGTTGATGCGGTCAAGGGTCGACTCGTATTCCTGTGCGCTGACTTTGCCGTCGATGAACAGCGCGCGCAGGTCGAGTTTGTCGGCCTCCGTCTTCAGGTCGGCGATTGCGCGCTGGTCCTCGCGAAGCGCGGCGACCTGTTGCTGTATTGCCAGCGTCTCGCGGTCGCGCGCGAGCGCGTCCTCCGGTGCTGCGACCGGCGTCGTTTGTCCTCGCGTCGCGCGGAAAACGGAACCGACCTGCGTGCCGAGTTTGCGCGCGTATTCCGTGACCGCATCGAGCGACGGCAAACCAAGCGACGGGATGCCGACGCGCTCCGGCGCTGCTGCGGCTGCTGCCGGCGCGGCTCCGGTTTGCTGTCGCGCCGCGGCGTCGAACTGCGCGCGGACCTGCGCGGCCGCGTTGCCGGCCTGCTGTTGCAGGTTCTTGCGCAGCTCGCGCAAACGCGTCGAGGCTTCAAGGCCTTCGATCTGTTGGTTCAGTTCGTCGATTTGCAGCTGCGCTCGGTCGATCGCGTCCTGCTTGCCGCGGTTGAACTCCTCCGATGCGCGGTAGCTCTGCTGCGCGCGCAGGATGTTTTGCGTCTGCGTCAGCAGCGCGACCTGCCGTTCTAGTTCTGCCGTCTGCTTCGGATCGACCAGGTCGATGCCTGGAATCTCTTCGATGACGTCGACGAGTTCGATGAAGACGTCGATCAGGATGTTGACCGCACCGACGACGACCTCGGCGATGACCTTCGCGAAGTCGGCGATCGCGTCACGGTTCGCGACGATGAGCTTCGCGATTTGCTCGAGGCCGCCGGCGACCTCCGGCCCGAACGCTGCGAGGAACGAACGGCCGACGGCCTGCACCGCCAGGTTGAGTTTGTCGAGCGCGTCGGAAACGGCAGCGGCGCTCGCAGCCTGTTCGTCGGTCAGCGTTGCGCCGAGGTCGCGCACCTCGAGGATGTTCTCGCGGAACTCCTGCACGCCCTGCCCGATTGCCGGCAGCAGCTCGAGGAACTGCTTCGGAACGACTTTGCCGAGCGCGACCGCTTTGTCCTGTTCGCTGTTGTAGACCTCAAGGCCTTCCGACATTTGCTCAAACAGCGCGGACGGCGCCAGGTTGCGCAGCTCCTCGAGCGTGACGCCCAGCTCGGCGAATCCGTCCGCGACCTTCGTGTTGCCGTCGAGCGCCTGGCGCTGCGCCTTCGCGACGGCGAGAACGACGCCCTCAAAGGCCTCGGCCTCGATGCCGTTGAGCTGAAACGCGGCCTGCAGTTCGCTCAGGTTTGCGACCAGGTCGCCGGTCGCGTTCGCCAGGTCCTGCAGGTCGTCGGCCTGTTGCGCCGTGTCGCGCGCGAACTGCGCGAACTTGATCGCACCGAACGCGACGCCGATGCCGCCGATCGCCGTCTTGACGTTGAACAGCGCGCCCTTCAGCGTTTGAAAGCTGCGCACTGCATTCAGCGCGAAGCGACCGACGTTGCGCTCCAGTATTGTCAGGTCGCCTTTGATGTAGTTTTTGAGGCGCGCCTCGATGCTGAGGGTCCGCTTTTCACTTCGTGCCATGTTCTGCGCTCCTCATGGTTTCGCCTTCTGCGCGGCCATGCGTCGATGCACTCCGCGCCAGTGTTCGATTTCCTGCATGATGAGCGGCCACGCCTGGGTAAACGTCGCCGGTTGATCCTGCCAGCCGCCAGGGTCCGGGAGCACTCCGTGCTCGACCATTGCCGCCGACGTGATCGCCTGCAGTTCGCGCTGCGTGACGAGAGCATTCGGGCATCGGTGAACGCCGATGCGGTTCGTGCCCTGGCAATGCGTGCAGGCGTCGTCGTGCCCTGCACAGAATGGACAGGGGTCGATCCATGCAATCGGCTCGGGGGTCGCCGCGTCGCAGCCCCACTCGCGTCGTTTTGCCGGATCGGTTTTGCATTGCGTGCATGTCATCTCGAATCCAGAGCCGCGCGGCGCGAGCGCGACGACGGCGGCCAGGATCAGTTTTTTGCGTCGTCTGCCGACAGCTCGTTGCCCTGCATGATCGCAAGCGCCAGCTCGGTTGCGTCCTGCACGCCGAGCCGGTTGACCGACTGCTCGCTCGCCGATGCCGGCAGCGCGATTCCGCAGACGGTCGCCGGCGCGGCGTCGATCGCGAACGGCACTTGCGCACCGTCTGCGTCGAGGAAGTTCGTCCATCCGGCCAGGCCGGCGCGCAGCGCGACCGTCATCCAGCTGCCGATCGCAGCGTCGTCGCCTTCGCGAAGATCGCGAAGTCGCAACATGATGACCGTCGGCAGGCGCCGTAGGTGGAACGTCGTCTGTTGCTCCTTTGGCAAACGCCGGTCGGCAGTGACGACGCAGTCGAACGTCTCTCTCGTTGATCGTGCGATGGGCATCTGCGCAGGCTATCAGATTTGCGTGAAGTAGACCTCGTCGTCGCCCGACTCGTTGATGCGGCGCGGTCGAATCGTCACGTCCATCGTCGCAATGCCGTCGCTGTCGCCGAGCTGCACCTCGGTCACCTGGCAGACAGGCGCGACCATGGTCATGATGTTGCCCGTCGTCGTGCCGAGGATGAACGCGACGCGCATGGTCGCACCGGTGTCGCGGATGACCTCCCAGTCGAAGCCGCCGTGAATCGCGTCGACCGTGACCGTGAACGCGGGGTCGCGGTCGGTGATGTTCGATCCGGTTGCACCGCCAGCGCGGTTTGCGTCGAGGTTCGGGTTCACGGTGTTGCCCTGCGCGAAGCTGACGCGCTTCGTCGGGATGCGGTGCAGCTGCGAGCCGTAGCCGTAGCAGCAGAACGCACCGAGAAGGCGCGGCGGACGGATCGTCGACAGGCCGCTCGTCGTCACGGCCGCGGCATCGACGGTCGTTCCGATGTCGCCGCTGAACGTCCACGCGAACTGCATCGGTTGACCGACCTCGCCCTCGAGCGTGAAGTCGCCGCGCGCGCCGAGCAGTTCGCGCCGGCGGCCGTCGAGGTTGTGACGCAGGGTCAGGGACGGCGTCAGCGATTGCGCCGCGGTCGAGATTGTGGTCGTCGACGTGCCATCCGCAGCGCGCAGCGTGTAGGTCGCGAGCGCCGTGCCATACAAAAGCGACGCCGAGAAGTCGGTCATCGTCGAGCCGTTGTCGACGAGCAGCTGCATTGCACCGATCGGCACGCCGGCCGGGTTCTCGATGGTGACGACCGTGCCTGCGGCCGGCGCCGTGCCCGTCCATGATGCAGCGGTGACGGCGATCGACTTCGTCGACGTAGGCTGGCAGCAGATGCCAGGCGCAGCTGCGGCGGCAGATGCGGTCGAGGTCGACAAGCTCGAAACGCCGGCAGTTGCCGCAGCGGTGAACGTGCCTGTCACGTTTGCGACGACCAGAATCGCGCCGGTTTGCGTCGTGGTATGCACTGGAGCGCCGGCGACGTTGATGATCGCGACGACGACGCCGACGATGGTGCCGCTGCTTTGCGTGACCTGCTCGCCGACCTGGAAGCCGGTTCCGGTGACCGCGCCGAGAACGACTGCCTGGATCGTGCCGGCGCGATAGCCGCTCGCGAAAAGCAGCTTCTGCCAGTCCGGCGCGGTGATCGGCAGCGTCGTGTCGCCAGAGCCGCGGAAGTCGCTGCGGAACGTGATTGTGCGCGACTGCCTGCCGACTGGCGCGAAGTCGCGCGACAGCGAGCTGCCAGCCGGAACGCGGTCAAGCACGTCGATCGTGTCGTTCAGCGCGGGGTCGAAGACGAGGATCGCATCCGCGCCGGCCGGTGCTGCCGACGTGCCTTCCGATGACTCAATCTTGGCGAGGAGTTGCTGCTTGCGGTTGACTGGCATGTGGTTACTCGTGCGCGAGCATTTCGTCGAGTTCGGCAGTGATGCTCGCGGATGCTGCCGAGGTCCATGAAATGGAAGGCGCGGCCGCCCAGCGAACGAAGACCGTTTCGCCCGTGCGCGGCAGCTTGAATGTGAACGTCTCGAACGGGTGTTCGCGGTAGTGCCGGCGAATCGCATCGCCGACTGCGCCGTATGCCTCGCGCCAGGACAGCGTGAAACGCCGCGGCGCGAGCTGCGTATCGGGAACTCGCGTCATCAGCAGATTGCCGGCCGGCGTCTGTCGGCGCACTTGCAGCATCTGCACCGCGACCGCTGACGGACGCGGCAGGTTGTTCGCCTGTATGTCCATCAGCTTTCGGGGTCTTGGTAGTCGTGCCGGTAGCGGAACTGCAGACGGATGACGGCCTGCAGTTCGTTCTGTTCGTCGGGGTCGGCGACTTCGTGACCCATGACCATCGCGTCGGTGTAGTCGGGGTCGATGCCCCACGCGTCGGGGTCGTGAATCGTGCGCTCGACCTCGACGACCATTCGGTCGAGGTAGCGGTAGGGGTTGCCGGCATCGACAGTCGCGTCGGCGTCTTCCGTGCGCACCGTCAGCAGAACGCCGGCCTGCATCGTCGCGATGTATTGCGTGTTGTTCGCGATCGTCTTGTCCTCGGAAACGAAGAAGACGACCGCGCGCACCGCGGCGTCTGCGTAGTTCACGGCGCCGCGCAGCTGCGCGCTCCAGCCGGACACCGCCGACAGGCGCGTCGTCAGCGTATGCAGAATCTGGTCGCGAATGCTTGCCACTAGGTCCGCCCTCGCCGCCAATCGGCGGCCATGCCATCAGCCACTTCGGCGAAGATCGCGTCGCGTGCGGCCTCCTGCGACTCCCAGGCTGCGTAGAACTGCAGCAGCGGCTGCATGTCGACGCGCTTCGTCAGGATCCATCGCATGCGGCGCCGAATCGCGACGACGCGCCGCGGCCCGCCTCGACCTGCAGGAGGTCGGCCTTCGTATTTGCGCGTCTCTTCGTAGACGATTTTGTTTCCGTTCCGCTTGCCCGGCACCGTGACCAGGCGCTTGTTCGGGTATCGCCGGCGCCATTCCTTGATGCGGCCCGGCCGCGTCTTGATGGGGACGGCCATCCACTGCGACGACGAAATGTCTTCGCCCTCTTCGTGAATCCGCAGGATGTCGTTGCCGGTGTAGATGTCGCCGCGAATCTGCGGCAGCAGCTGGTCGGCCTGTTCGCGCGAACGCGCGGTGCGCTCAATCGGCAGGACCTGGTAGACGACCTGGTTCGGGTTTGGCGCGTTGCCGCCGAACTGCACGTTCGTCACGTTGATCGGTTGCCCGCGTTGCCCTGTGCCGCCTCGGCCGAACTTGTTGCCCTTCGATGCGAGCCAGGCCTTGCGATGACCGAGCAGCGACAGATAGGCAAACCGGCGCAGGTGGTAGTAGGCCGATCGCGGCGCGAGGAACAGGAACTTGAGCGCCTCCGTCGTGTCGACGCGCACCGAGAAGCCGGTCGCGGTGTCCTTCGCCTCGAGCACAGCCATCAGGCTTCGACCTCCAGCGCGAACGTGCCGTCGTCCTGCGAGACGATCCGACGGATGCGGCAGGTCAGCGTTTCGCCGCCCATGCGCATCGCGAGCAGCATGCGATCGCCAGGCGCGACCGTTTCGACGCCGACGTTCGCATCGCGCGGAATCTCGACGATGGCGCGGAGTCGGCCGACCTGCGTTGCGTTGCCGCTCGCCGGCTCGATGTCCAGTCGGTTGACGACTGCACGAATCTCGCGATCGGGTTCGCCCGACTTGAAGCGATACGTCACCAGCTCGCCCAAATGGTCAAGCCGCGTCAGAATCTCGCGCGCATGGCGCCGCATCGTTTGACGCAGCGTCATGCTCGCCCCTTTCGAGGCCGGCGCGGCGAGCGCTCGACCTCGTCGGGTTGGCCGGCTGCCGTCACTTCCGCGACGGCGCCGACCTCGACCAGCTCCTCGAGCCGCAGCTCGTCGCGACGGAACATCAGGACGAGCTGCCCAGCGGCGACGTTGTCGTCGACGTGGACAGTCCCCAAGACGCGCCCCGTTGCGATGTGCGTCATCGAAAGCTGGCGACTCATCACGGCAGGATTGCGGTCGCCTTGAAGGCGACGACGACCTTGTTCGTGCCGCTCGCGCCGGCGGTGATGACGCGCAGCATTTCGCCGACCGTCGTGCCGGTCACGGTAGAGCCGGTTTCCAGGCGCAGCGTGTCGGTGTTGGTCGCTTCGATGCTGTTGCCAGCGACGCCCCAGTGCGTTGCCGTCGTCACCGTGTCTTCGATGCCGGCCTCAAACGCGCCTTGAACGCGCATGCGAATCGTCGTCTGCCCGCTGCCGTTGAGCACCGTCTCGAGCGCGATGCCGCCAAACACGCCAAAGCCCGAAAGGTTCGTGATCGCGCCGGACGCGATCATGCAGTAGGCGCCGGCGTAGATCGTCGTCGCGGCCGTGATCGGCAGCGTGACGTCGATCGTCGGAACGTCCGCGAGGAAGACGCGGATCTTTTCACTCGTCAAATCTGCAGCCATGGTTCGTGTCTCCTATCAGTTGAAGGTGAGGCGAACCGTCTGGTCGAATCGACCATAGCCGCCGTTGCAGACGCGCTTCGCGAAAAACATGCGCGCGTCGTTGAGGGTGTGGAAGTCCGAGCCCTCTTCCAGGGTCGACATCATCGGAGCGACTTCGTCCTGCCAGACGAAAGCGCGAACGTCCGCATCGGTGCGGAAAACGTATGCAACGGTCGCGCTCGTCAAGCGCGAGTTGACATAGGGAACGATCTCCATGCCCGTCGCCATCAGCTGGTTGCTGCTGCCGTTGGTCAAGAAGTCGTTGCGGATAGCGCCGACGACCGAGCCGTAAAGCGCGGCCGGCACCATGACGGCGAAGCGCCGCGCAAACTCGTTGCGCGGTTCGCCGCTGTCGTCGACGAACGACATGATGCGCGTGATGGCACCGAGGATGCCCGAAGCAGCCTCCGACACAGTCGGAATGCCTGGAGCGGTGCAGGCCTGCGTGACCAGGTTGTTGATGGTCGCGCCGCTTTCCGTCAGGTGGTTGTTGGCATAGAACGCGATGCCGTCGAAAGCATTGCCGTTCGCGACCATGAGGTCGGTGATGATGCGCTGCGGCAGCTGCGCGGCGCGAGCGGCGAGTTCGCCGACGCGGACGAGGATTTGCCCCGTCTTGTCACGGCGAAGGTCGTCCTCGTCGATTTGCAGGCCGGCCGAGAACTTCTTGTTCTTGACCTCGAACTCGAAGCGCTTCATCGACTGCGCCGTGCGGTTGCTCGACCATTCGGTCAGCGCCGGCGAGTCCGACAAAAACGTGTAGGTTTCGCTCGGCTGATTGCTCGCGAACATCGTCGCGACGTCAGCGGTCCAGCCGGCGGTTTGCGCCTCCTCGAGGCGCTTGAAGAATGCCCCGATGATCGCGCGCGACCCGAGGCCCCTGAGATTGAGCGTCATGCTGTTTGTCTCCTAGTTTTAGGCCTTGAGGTCTTGCGACCGCGCGAACTTGCGCACGTTGGCCTCGTTCTTCTTGAAAGCGAGCCAAACCGTTTGGTCGCCTCCGAACTCTGCTTGCAGCTGCGCGTCGGATTCCCACTGCGCGAGCCACTTCTTGTCGCCTTCCGGCATCGCGGCGAGCGCGGCGGATTGCGACGAGCCGGCGACCTGCGCCGAGTTGCCGACCGCCAATGGCGCCGTCGACGAAGTCGGCAGCAGCTTGGCCTGCGACAGCTTCGCGCGCAGGTCCGCGTTGATTTGCGCGGACGCGTCGGCGAGCTGCGCACCGTTGCGCACCAGCTCGACGGCGAGGTCGTGCTGCTGCTCGGCGGCCTGCGAAAGGATTGCGAGAACGCGAGCGCGCTCGGCCTCGAGGCCTTGCTGCGTCGCCTGCGCGAGTTGCGCGGTCATGTCCACAGCGTCGGCAGGCGCCGGCGCGGCGGGTGCGGCCGTGTCGGCCGTGTTCTGTTGTGACATGTTGCTTGCGGTCAAAAGAACGGCGACCTGGTCGTCTGCGCCATTCGCAGACAACGGCGTCGCCGAGGTGTCGTCGTCGACGCCGAGCGCGGTGAACGTCACCTCGCGCAGGGTCGATTCTCTGAAGATCGTCGCCGGCCCGGCGACCTCGTAGCCGTTCACGTTGGCCGTTTGGCCGTCGGACAGCCGCTCCATTTTGGAGGCCTGCAGATACGTCGAGGCCTGCCAAGGGAAACCGTCGGCAGAGTCGGACAGGACCTGCTGCGCAGCCGGCGAGCGCTGCAGCAAACGACCCTCGGCGACGATGCCGCGGCCCGGCTCGTTGCGCATCGCGGTCGTGTAGCCGAGGCGCTGCTCGGCGTCGTGATCCTTCAGCACCGGCAGGCGCTGCTTCATGCGAACGCCGGCCAGGTCGATCGCCAGCGTGCCGAAATACCAATGCGCGAGCGGCTTGCCCGTCAGCGCGACCATTTCGAAGCGATTCTTCGTCTGGTCGTCTTGTGCAAGTAGCACGTCGGACGTGCTGTCGCGGAGGAACAGCGCGCGGCGCGGAATAGCGACAGAGTCGCCGGCGTTCGCGTTGCGGATTGTGTCATGCATCTGCGTTCTCCGTTTCGTCTTCTGCGATGTCTGCCGGCGACTGCTCGTCTTCGACGGCCTGCCGGCTGACGCTTTCGATGCGCTCCGGCGACTCCTTCGTCAGCGTGCCAGGCTCAAGGCCGAACTCGCGTTCGATTTCTGCAGCTCGCGCCAAGAAACGCGCGCGCGCGAGCAGAATCTGCTCGGCGTCCGCGCCGTATTTCGCGGCCTCTTCGTAAGGCGTCGAAAGGTTCGCCTCGCATGCGGCTTTCGCCGCTGCGACGTCGCTGCCGGGGTCGACCATTCCGTAGGACGGTGCGACCCACCGCGCTGCGAGGAACGGTTGCGGATCGTCAAGGAAGCCGGCCGGCGCCGCGATGCGGCCCGAAGCGACTGCCATGCGAATCACGTTCGCCCACCATGGCGCATTGAACTGACGGTTCAGTCGCGCGCGGTGCATGTCGAATCCTCGCTGGCATTCGCGCAGCATTGCGCGCGCACTGCTCAGGTTCATGCGACCGAAGTCCTTCGCGACGATTTCGTAGGACAGGCCCATGCTCGACGCGATCGCGCGCAGCATGCGCTCCACGAACGGGGTAAACGCGCTGCCAGGCCGGTTCGGCGTGAACGCGACCGGCTCCTCGCCCTCGTTGAGGTATTCGATCGTCCCAGGCTCCAGGAACTCGTGATAGTCCTGCGTCGCGCCTGTCTCGCTGCCTTGCACCGGGAAGATGTCTTGATCGACCGTCGAGACGTTGCGACGGATGAACATCGCGTAGTTGCTCGCGGCGCGCGCTGCAATCAGTTCGCTGTTGAGGTAGTGGTGCAGGTGCTGCAAATACTGAGCAGACGCCGACAGCCATGGCACGCCGCGCGTCTGGCCTGGCCGCAGCCGGCGGAAGACGTGCTGCACGATCGTGATGCCGTTCGATTCGGCGTCGATGCGCACCGGCTGCACCGTGTAGCGCGCGCCGAGCAGCGTGTCGTCGGGATGCGACGGCAGGATGTGATACGCAATCGCCTCGCCGAAGTTGCCCAGCTCGACGCCGCCGCGAATGCGGTCGCGATCGACCATGCCAGGCGACTGCAGCCGGTCGGCGTCGATCAGCTCGCAAGCGATCAGGCCGTCGCCGCCGATGACCGCGTGCGCGATCGCTTCGCCGTCGACGATGCTGCACCGAAGCGCGAGCGCCTGCAGGTCGTAGAACGTGCCTCGGCGCGTCGCGTCTGCGTCCTGTTCTGCCCAGCGGTGCCATTCGGCGTCGCATGCCGCGCGCCATGCTGCGCAGGTTTCGGTCGTGAGGCCGGTCGCCTCCGGCGTTGCGGAACTCTGCGGACGGATGCCGGCGCCGACGATTGCCTCCTCGAGGATGCCAAGCGCGGCCGCTGCATGCGCGTCATCGCGCACCATGTTTCGAGAAACGTCGCGCAGCTTCTGCAGGTCGGGCAGCAGTTCGCTGTCGGCCGATCCGCTCGTTTGCACCGGGAAGGTGCGCGTGAACGTCGCGGCTTCGTATGCCAGCAGCGCCTGACTCTGCAGCCGCGCCTTGCGCATGCGATGCGCGATGCCTGGCGACACCAGGCCGACAGCCGCGTCGACAAGTCGCGCGATGCGGCCGGCAGCGCCGGCGTAGATCGGCGCTCGAGGCGCCGCGTTGCGGATCGGTTGCGTCGTCATCCGAATCGCACCTTGGTTCTGCGCAGGCCGTTTGCGCGCGCGGCTTGTGCCTCGAAGTACTTGCGCGCCTTGATTAGTTCGTCCATCGACCGCAGCTGCACCGTGCGGCCGTTGATGGTGTAGGCCGCGACGTCGCCGCCGCTCGCGATTGCCTGGTCGATGAGCGCGAGGATGTCCGTCGCACCGGTCGGCGCAGGCGTCGCTGCAGCGGACGTTTCAGCCGGCAGCTCGGCCAGCGTGCGCCACTGTTCGAACATGCGGCCGGCGAGGGTCGTCGCCGCGTCGCCGGTGTAGTGCACCTGGTAGGTGACGCCGCCGACGACTTCCGTCTGGCATGCCAGGTCCTGCACCTCGCACGTCGCCATGTAGCGGTCGGATTCGGCGACCGTCGCGATCGCCGTGTTGACGCGCTCGAAGTAGGTCCAAGGAAACGTGTTCTTGACCTTAGGCTGTATCCACGGGATCTGCGCGGCCTCGCCCGTGCAAAGGTCGCGGTCCTCGATCGCCTGGCGCACTGCGGCCTTGAAGCCGGTCAGCGCGTCTTGGTATTTGGCCGCGGTGTCGAATGCCTGCGCGTCGCTTTCGCCTTGAACGAACGTGATGCCGACGACGTTCGCCGTGTCGCCCTGCAGCGCGAGCGCGTCCTTGACCGTGTCCAGCACCTCGAGAACCCGAGCGAACGCGCCGTTCGGTTCGCCAGGCGTGAAGTAGTTTTGCTGCCGAGGGTCAAACCATCCGATCGCGTCGATGGTCACAATCGGCGACAGCTCGTTGTGCGTGAGGCTGGCGCCGCCGACTGCGCAGCTCGCGACGTAGACCGTCTTGCCCAGGTATTCCTGCAGCCGGTTCGCGAACGTGACGTGAAACGCTGCGCGCTCGGAAGCAAAGCGCGCGCCGGCGCCATACATGAGCGAGCCGCTGCGGAACGGTTGATAGAGCGGAGGCTGGTCGTGGTGGTTCGGGAACGAAAACCCCGGCGGGTAAGGGTTCTGCTTTCCGATTTTGCGCAGAACGCCGGTGTCGGTCGTCGTGAAGGTGCCGATGACGTAGATCGCCGTCGGCGTCACGGCCGCGACGCGGTAGTCCGCGCTATAGGCCGACACCGTCGCGGCGCGGACCTGCACGAAGTCGTTCAGCTCGATCGCGCCGTCGCTGTTGTTGAACGCAATCTCGATTGTGCCTGGCACGACCGTCGCTGCGAACGACGTGATCGACTTCGCGGCGCCGAGCGCCTGGCCCTCGAGCGGCGACCACGGCAAGAAATAACCCCACTTGCGGAACGGCACTGCGGCGCCGCTCGGCAGCGGATGCGGCTCGAGAACGTATTCATCGCCCGACTGCGGCAGGCTCGGCCACGCGGCCGTCGTCGTCAGTTCGACGATGGTGCCGGCGCCCAGCGTCAGCGCGTCGCAGCTGCGCGAGACACCGACATTCGTGCCGGCGACGCAGCGAAGCCGCATGCCGGCCAGCGACCCTTCCCAGTTGCCGTTGCCGAAGTCGCCGCCGAATCGCATGTCGAGTTTGACCGTCGACGTGTTCGGCGACACCGCGCCGCTGTAGAGCCGGTATTCAATCTGCTCGCCGATTTGCGGCGGCGGATTGAACGCCGGCGTCACCTCGACGACTTTGCCGGCCGCGCCGAATCCGCCCCACGCCGTGACCGTGTGCGTCGTTCCAGTTCGCGAGCGCGTAATCGTCTTAGCGACCGGCGTGTATTGCCAGGTCGTGTTGAGCTGCAGCTTCGTCGCGCCTGGCGCGGATTCGATGAGCAGGTCCTCGACGATGCTGCGATGCGGGAACTGCGTATAGCCCAAGCCGGTCGCGATCGGATTGTAGAACGTGAGGTAGCGAAGCGACTGCACCGCGGCGCCCTTCACTGGCGCGATTTGGTGTCGCGTCGGCCAGGTGCCTGGCATCGCGAAGGTGTCGTTGTAGCCGCCTGTCGCGTGATCGCTGGACAGGGGTTCGAAGTTTACAGCGATGCCGAGGTTGCGCGGCTGCCAAGTCGCGTAGTCCGCGTACGGCCCTGCGTTGCTCTGTCCGAGATTGAGTAGGACGGGGACGACTGCCATGCGTTTGTTGGTCGAGAAAACTGCCGAGGCCGACAGCCAGCCTCGGCGCCCTCTCGTCTCTCTAGCCTTCGGACACCTCGCGACGCATGGCCTCGACCATGCATCACTGGTCGGATGCTAGCTGGTCGGTTGCGTCGTTGCGTCGAGTAGATCCGCACTGCGGATTCTGCAGGAAATGGCGACGCGCCTCCTCGAGGGTCATCTCGAGCGACCGATACGAACAGCCGCAGGCCTGGCATTGATGCCGGCGAAGTCGCCCCTGCACCGCGTGCGTTCGCGGTTTGTGCCGTCCGCACCGTGGACAGCGAAACGGAACGAACGGCACGACCGGCACCGTGTCATCATCGCCGGCGGCCGTCATCACCGGCCCCCAAGCAACGGAAAGCGCGACCTGCCGTCACGGCGGCCCGGCGGCCTCGGCGGTCGAACTGACGGCGAAGCCGGCGCCGGCGGCAGTCCGACGAGCGACTGGTCGTCTCGCAGCAAGTCGGCGCGGATCATGCGGCCGGCGGCGATTTGGTAGACCAGAAGATCCCAGGCCTCGTTGCGTTGATGACCAGGCCGCAGCGTCCATCGCGTTCGGATGCGCGAGCGGCTGCGTTCGCGCACCTTGTGCTCGGACGACAGCTGCCGCAGGTAGTCTTCGGGCAGGTCCATCGGCAGATGGATTCGGCCGGCTTGGCCGGCTTCGCGGTCGCTCGAGCGCGCGAGTCGAGCGTGCGCGATGTCCTTGAACATGCCGACGTTGACCGTCCAAATGGTGCAGCCGGCCATGGGTTGACCTGTTCGCGGATGCCGGTCGAGCTTCTGCGTCGCGAACGGGATCGGGTTGTTGCGTTCGACGCCGGCAATCATGCGCACGATCGGCGCGAACTGTCGCGCGAAGTCGATGACCTCGTCGCGACGGAATCTCGAGTCGATCAGCACAGCGCGCGGCCGCAGCTGCTGTTCGCCCCAGGTCGACAGCACGACCGACTCGGCCAGCTCCTCCCAGCGAGTCGCCTTGCCGGCCGCCAATAGCCAGGTTTCTTCGTTCATTCCCCAGCCGTGAATCGACCACTCGAGTCGGTCCTTCTGGACGTCGACGCTGCCCGTGATGAGCTGCACCTCGGCCGGCACTTCGCGCTGGCGCAGCGTGCCGATTGACGCTGCGACTGCTTCGTCGCCGACGTCGTCGATGCGCTCCTCCCAGACTTCAGCCAGCCAGCTGTTGGTGAAGTTCATCAAGCGCGACGGTTCGTCCTTGCTGCTCAAGAACTCGGCGACGATGCGCCACCACGGCAGCCAGGGAGAATACGCCGCCCAAATGTGGTAGCTGCGGTGCTCGACGCGGTCGGCCTCGCGAGCGCCGGCGAGCCACTCCTCGAGCGTGTAGCGACGCGGGACCCATACACCGGCGCGCATCATCGTGGGCTTGTGCGCATCCTCGATTTGCCCGCCGCATCGGATGCATGCAAACCACGCCTGGCGCTCGACGCGCATGTCGCGCGCGGTCGTGATCCGGTCCGCGTCCCATTTGAGGTTCGGCCATCGCAGGACCTGCATCGTTTGGCAATGCGGACACGGCAGCCAGAACGACCGCTGGTCGCCGTCTTCGTATTCCTTGCAGATAAGGCCGTCGCGCGTCGTCGGCGTGCTGGTGAGAAACACCAAATGCGAACGCGGGTAGGTGTGCGTTCGTTCGGCGAGCAGCGACAGCGGGTTTGCTTCCTTTCCGGTCCAGCTCGGCCACTTGTCGATTTCGTCGCCGCAGACGACGCGCACCGGAACGGACGCCAGGTCGGCCGGCGACTGCGCGGCGCGGAAGTAGAGAACCGACCTGCGGAACGCAATCTCGCGCGACTTCGCGTCGTGTGCGCGATCGGTCAGCTCGGCGCGCAGCTCGGCGCTCGCGTGAATCATCGGCAGGATGCGGCGCTCGGCAGCGAGTCGAGCGTCGTCTGCGCGAGGCATGACGAGCATCGCCGGCGCCGGCTGTTGGTGGACGAAGTAGCCGAGCACGTTGTTTGCGGCCTCCGTTTTGCCGACCTGCGTGCTCGCCATGATCGAAACGCGGCGGACCCAGCGGCAGGTCGCGGAGTCCATCCATTCGCGCGCGTATGGTGCGCGATCGGTGCGCCATCTGCCGGCCTCGGCGGCGAAACGCTCGTCGAGAACGCGGAACGAGTCCGCCCACTGCGAAACAGTAAGCCGCGCCGGCTGCCGGAATGCGGCGAGAATGTGCGCGTCACTCAGCAGGCTCGTCGGCATCGACGACCTCCTCGACGGTCAGGGGTTCCAGTCCGCGCGCGAACGTCTCGAGGATTTCGTCGACCTCGCGCTGCAGCAGCTCCTCGACTGCCTCCTCGGATTCGGCGGCGTGCACCAGCGGCGCGAGTTTGCTGACGGCGCTGTTCAGCCGGTTTCGCACAACGAGCGCGGCCTTCGTCGCGAACTCGACGACCTCCTCGCGCGGAACGAGCCGGCCGGTGCGCAAATGCCATTCGGTTTTCGCCAACAACGCGAGCCACTTCTTGCGCTCGGCGGTCCAGGCCTCGCCCTCGGCCTCGTCGACGTCCGGCTCGTCGCCGTCTTGTTTCCGCGACCGGCCGAATCGCTCAAGGCGCCAGGCCTGGTAGCCGACGAGCCAGCGCTCGAGGTCGCGAGCGCGACCGGATGCCGGCCACGGCGCGCCGTTGCGTCGGTGCTCGCGAAGGGTCCGCGCAGCGACGCCGACCTGCTCGGCGAGCGCCTCGAGGGACGGGACGGCAGGAGCGGCGGCCGGCGGCGGCATCAGGCAAATGCCCTCGGCGGAATACGCGGACCTCTTGCTCGCACGCGACC